CTTAGATTAAGTGATACAGGAAAGACTCTTTTATCTGAATTAGAGGAAGCAGAAGTTGAGGAACAGGACACTAAAGTTGGAAATTGGCTTATCAATCATTACAAACAAATAGATAAACAAGTAGGTAATTCTAAAAGGTTAATGAGACACATTAGAGATTTTCGCCTAAAAAGTGGTATTGAGAAGAACAACTTAATTAAATTATGTTTAGATTTTATTTCAGATGAAGATAACATGCAATATAACAACGTGCTTGAGTTTTCATTTTACAAACCTTTAACTGCTTTTCAAACACGCTTTCAGTTAGAAGACAGTAGAATCTACAAACACTACTTAAAAAAAGAACAGTATTTTAAATCAATTTTTGAAGAATATTAATACATGCAATTAGACCCACGTATAAAAAGAGCAGGAGATTTAGCTACAACAGCTTTTCAATATTTACATAAGCTGCAAACTAAAGAAAAACCTATTGTCAAAACAGGTCAAGAGTTTATAGACGTGCATTTACAAGGGGTTTTACCTTCCGATGTTATATTATATGCTGGAAATAGTGGGACAGGTAAAACGAAACTGCTTTATGACACTCTTGATAGTATATTAGATGAAAAAGTTAATAAAAACGCTTCTAATTTTGTGACATTACAATATGAGTTAGAGATGAGATTTCTAAACAAAATTTTAAGGGACAGTCATTCACTGACTAAATTAAAGAAAAGTGAAATATTATCTCAAGAATTTAATGAGGAGCAAAAAGAGATTATAAAAAGATATTATGAGGGGTTAAAAGATAATAGAAGATTTATATGTGAAGAGACTATTAATACAGAGGACTTTCTAAAAATGACTGATGATTTTTGTGCTCAAAACACTGATAAAGATGCTATTTGGTGTACTTTAGACCATTGTTTACTCGTTCAGAAGTCAAATAGTAATGAGGATGTTGCGGAAAGAATAACTTCCCATATAAATACACTTAGGAAAAAATACAACAATGTGTACTTCATCTTATTAAGCCAAAATAATAGAAGTAGTATGACTGTCATTAAAGACAGAGATAACGCTATGATACCTACCACAAGTATAATTTATGGTAGTTCTCATTTTGAATTTTTAGCTTCGTTTATTGTTGTAATTACAGACCCATTTAAATTGGGTGTAAATAGTTACTTAAAAGTGAACCCTGATAGGTATGAATGGTTGTCTGAATTTATGGAAGAGCCTGATAAGAATGGTAAAGTATCTTTTTCAACTTTGGCTAATCACTTCATTTGGACTTTAAAAACAAGAGAAAGTGACGAGCCTTATAAAAATCTACATATTAGACCTATGACTTTAAACTCGGAACAAATAGAAAAGATGAGACAAAGTGTAGAAACAAAACCTCAAGTTAACTTCTCAACACCAATATTCAACTCTACGCCTGTGTTTGAGAAAGAAGCTCCAATAAATTTAGGAAAATTTGAACCAAGTTTTAAAGACCTTCAAGAAGATTCTCCTTTTTAACTTTTGACGGCGATGATTGCCGTTATTTAGAATGAATATAAATTAAGAGTCTGAGATTAATTTCTTAGACTTTTTCTTTTTTATGCGGAAAATTTTTTATATATTTGCAGAAGAAAATAAATAATTATGAAACATTACATAAAAGATAAAATAGATGAGGCTTTTAAAATAGCATTAGTTTTAGGATTAAAAGACGCAACAGAAACAGAAAAAGAATTATTTAAAAAATCCTTAACTCAAATAGCCGTTGTCGCCATTGATGAGGTTAGAGATGAAATAGGAGATTTATTACACAAAAAAAGTTATGAATACATCTAATACTTTGAAATATTCAAACAAATTTAAAAGCAGACACGGATTTGCAGATTTTGACAACAAAGTCTTTAAAATAACAAATGGTAAAGATGATAGTACAGTAGATTGTGAACTAATTAAAGTACCTACTTATTCTTTTAAACACACTTACGTAGAAAAAATATGTGAAGGAAATGGTTGGTATTCTAAAGGAGATAAGATTACAGAGACTATAACTCACGATTTTTATTGGCTTATAGTTTTAGATGGTAAATGTTTAGGTGTTATTAATACTAACTCAAAGAAAAGTTTATCATCTAAATATGCAATTGAGAATTTGAATAAGTATATTAAGGAATTTTTAAAAACATTATATGATGAGAATGACCAAAAAATTAAAAAGAAATAATCAGGGACTATCAAGAAAAACGGCTGAAAAATATAAAAATAAAATCATAAAACCAACATACAGAGTATTAATCAATTATAAAGTAGAAATAACAGACTAAATAAGATTTGAAAAATTAAAATAACCTAAAATTAGAGAAACAGTGGACAGAAATTTAGAAAGAAATGTAGATTATGCTAAGGACGGAATTGATGCTTTAGTGCAGGAAATTGAAAGATTAGAATCGCTTGTTGAAGAATTACAAAATGAAATTTCGGCAAAAGAAAGTAAAATAGAGGAGTTAGAAGAAATAATTGTACAATTATCAGTAGAATTATTATGAAACTAATTAACAAAGAACAAGCAAGAAATGAAAGAATTTATAATTTGCTCCGCTATTTGGTACAAAGAATTTCCACACATAAAAAATACAGAAATTCCTTTAGACAGATACTTACCTAAAAACTGTAATAGTGGAGCTGTTTTTACAGGGTTACGTCATGGTCAATGTATTTACTTAAAGTGTGCCGTAACAGGATTAAGAGACGCAGAAAGTGGGGAACATGAACAAGGATTTCTAACAAACACAAACCGATTTGTAGACAGACAAGAAGCTTGGAATATAGCAAAAGAAGCCAATCAAATAATTAAAGTTACTGGTGGTGAAGGAACTTTGTATAGTGAGGATATATTTTGAAAAATCGGCGAAAAAAGAATAAAAAAACAGAAAAAATGACAATAAACACTACGTTCTACAAACATAAAATAAAAACAGAACCAACTTACCAAATAATATCAGCGGGGCACATGAAAATAAACAATGAGTGGCATGAATGTGTAGCCTATAAGGATATTCATAGTAAAGAGGTGTATATAAGGCAGACAATTGATTTTGAAAGTAAATTTAGGAGGGTGGGGGATGAGTAACGAAGATAGAAGAGGTATAGCAAAGACACTAGATATTGAAACTAATAATTTGCTTGCGAATATGTTAGATTTTAGTTCTTTTCCATATAAACTAAAACCTACAGCTAAACTTTGGTGTGTGGTAATTAGAGATATTTATACCGATGAAGTTTTTTGTGCCGAAAAAGAAAATATAACAAAAGAGTGGCTTCAAGAAAATCTAAAGGGTTGTCAATATTTAATCACACAAAATGGAATCAAATTTGACTTATTAACTCTTAAATTATTTGGTGTTTTAGATTATACAATAGGCTATTTAAACCAACCTGATACTTTGTTCGGGGATGAAGTGAAAATGGTGGACACTCTTATTATATCTCGACTCCTAAATCCTGACCGATTTGGGGGTCATTCTTTAAAAGAATGGGGTATCAGAACAGGCTTAAATAAGATTGATTTTAGACAACTTTGTATAAATAAAGGGTACATACCTAAAGACGCTCCAAAAGGGGCTGAATTCGCTCAATATGTGCCTGAAATGCTTACTTATTGTATCGGTGACACAGAAGTTACTAAGAATACTTTCTTTGCTCTTCTTGAAGAAATGGGTGACTATAAAGGTTGGCAACAACCAATTAAAATGGAGAATAAGTTAGCTGACCTAGCAATAAGAAGAGAGTCTTTAGGTTTTTGGTTTGATAAAGATTTAGCTATAAAATGTGTTGAGGATTTAACACAGAAAATGGATGAGCTTCAAAATAAAGTTAATCCTTTATTACCCCCTAAACCTATGACAAAAACGGAGTTGAGCAATTTCACTCCACCAAACACTCAGTTTTTAAAAAGTGGAAAACCTTCTACTCACATTATTAAGTTTGCTGAGAGGATTGGTGCAAAAATATTAGAAAACCAAGATGAAAAATATTTTATAGAATTTGAGGGAAACACTTATGAATTACCGTTTAATCTGCCTTTAAAAACACATGTACCTGCTGACATTAGTAATCTTGACCATGTTAAAATGACATTAACAGATGTGCATGGTTGGATTCCAACTGAATGGGCATTTAGAGATTTTACAAAAGACAGTAAAAAAGTTTCATTACCTTATGAGAAAAGAGTAATAGCTTTTGAAAGATGGTTAAAAGAAACAAAAGAAGGTAAGTATACTAAACTAAGACTTGAATCCGCTTTTAAAGCTTTTAAAGTAAAAACAGTTGAAGATTTAGAAGAAAAAGTTAAAGAAAAACTGAGAGATGAATACCCTGTAAGACTAAATACGTCTCCAAAAGTAAGAGTGGGATTGGAAAAAGAGCTTTGCCCTAATCTAACAGAATTGGGTCAAAAAGTATCTTTTGCTAATGATTTTGCTTTATTTTTAACTTATAAACACAGGAAATCATGTATTGCAGGAGGAGAGCTCGAAGATGTCGATTATGAAGAAGATTATCCGACAACAGGATACTTGTCAGCTTATAGAGAAGAAGATGGTAGAATACCTACACCTGCAATAGAAATTGGAGCTAGCACCTCAAGATATAGACATATTTTGGTGTCTAACGTGGCAAGAAGTACGTCTATTTATGGAGAAGAAATGAGAAGTTTATTTGGTTGTGGAGAGGGATTTGTTCAAACAGGATTTGATTTTTCGTCTTTAGAAGCAAGGATACAAGGGCATTATTGTCTAAAATATCCTGAAGGAGAGGAATTAGCTAAATCTCTGATAGCTGAAAAACCAAATGATATTCATAGTGTTAATAGTAGGAAGTTAGGTATAGAAAGAGGAACTGTGAAATCTGTGGCGTATGCGATTTTATATGGTTGCTCTCCAAAAAAACTTGAAGATATGTTAGGGTATGATGCTACAAAAGCTAAAGAGTTTTATGATGCCTATTGGGATGCTGTACCTGCATTAAGAGACTTAAAAAAAGCTGTAGAAGACTTTTGGGATAAAAACGATAAAAAATGGCTTCCAGGAATAGACGGTAGAAAGCTTAACACTAGAAGTAAGCACTCACTTATTAATTTATTGTTCCAAAGTTGTGGAGTTATATCGGCTAAGTATGTAACAGTATTTTTAATGCAAGATATGGAAGAACAAGGTTACTGTACTAATCCTTTTATTTCTAAACCTGATGTGTGTTCTATGATTGAGTATCACGATGAAAATCAGCTACTTACGTCTCCAAAATTACACAAATTTGAAGTTTTTAAAACAGAAGAAGAGGCTAAAAAGTTTGTGGAAGAGTGGAATACCACTTTAGGTCAAATAAGTGCAATAGGGCATTCAAATAAAGGATATTATGTTTCTTTACCTAATCCTATTTCTAAAGGAATAGATAAGGCTATTAAAAAAACAGAGAAGCTTTTAAATATTAATGTCCCTTTAGGATTTGAATGGATAACAGGAAAAAATTGGCTACAGTGCCATTAAAATGTTATATTTTTGTTAATGGATTTGCATATTAAAAAATAAAGTTGTATATTTGCACTTGTAATTATTTTGTGCGAGATTTAATTACATTAGAAGATATTTTTATTTGCTGAAAGTTTGTTTGATGATACTCGCACTATCGGATAACAAACTTTTGGTGCTTATATAGGTTAAAATGGAAAAAGAGATTATTTGTGGTATTTATAAAATAACAAGTCCATCTGGAAAAATTTATATAGGAGAAAGTAAAAATATAATGTATAGATTTAAAGACTACAAAAAACTTCGCTGTAAAAATCAAACTAAATTATATAATTCCTTAGTAAAGCATGGTTTGGAACTGCACAATTTTGAAATTATAGAAGAATGTCTATTTGAAGACCTGCTTTGTAAAGAGAGATATTACCAAGATATGTATGACTCCACGGGTAAAAACGGATTAAATTGTAAACTCACACAGTGTGGAGATATTAAACAAGAAATATGTGAAGAAACTAGGCTAAAAATTAGTGAGGGTAATAAAGGTAAAAAACTTTCTTTAGAACACATCAATAATATTTCAGAGGCATTAAAAGGTAGAGTATTTTCGGATGAACATTGTAAAAAATTAAGTGAGGTGGGGAAAGGAAAAACACTATCTGAAGGTTGTAAAAAAGCTATTGGAGATGCAAATAGGGGTCTTAAACGTAGTGATGAGTATAAACAATACAGAAAAGATAATTTTAGTGGAGTTAATCATCCTCAATACGGAGTAAGTAGGTCTAAAGAGACAAAAGAAAAGTTGAAAGAAAGTTGTAAGGGTAATACCAATAAGAGGGGAAAAGGTAAAAAAGTAATCGATATAAGCACTCAAATTATATACCCATCGGTAACCGAAGCTGGTTTAGCTTTTGGGTATAGTAAATCTATGTT